CCTTATTGTATGATTTGGCAACATCATGTATAATGCTTGGAAATAGCATTGGTTTTATTTCATTATTCTTATACGTTGCACAAACTTGATATGGAATATTTGATATGTCATAAACAATAAATGCCGAATAATCTTCACCAATTCCTCTTGCTACGTCAACAGTGATTAAATAACTGGAATCTGCTTTTGGTTCTTGATATATTGATAACCCCTTATTACTTTTAATCGGATCTTCATAAACTAAGGTTTTTAATTTTGCAACACTGATCAAGGTATCAACAGATCCAAGAAATTCGCATTCAAACTCAACCTTAAATTGTTGCTCACTAGTATTTGCAATTGTCTGAGACTTCCATTTTTGGTCTCTTCCAGGCACTTCCGACCAATGCACTTCAGTTGGCACATATTCATTTCTTTTCCTCTCCGCATCGTGCCACATGCGGTAGAAATGATTCATACCATGTGGAGTAGAAACTATAATAACTTTAGTGCTTTTACCAGATGAAATAGTTGGATATACTGATGCAAAAAATTGATCAGCAATATTATTCGGAATAAACGCAAATTCATCCAAAAATATGATATTATAAGATCCACCACGAACAGCAGATGCTGAAGTTGATGATGCAATAATTTTAGATCCGTTTTCTAATTCTAATGATTGCTTATTCCAAGAAAGGATTCCCTGTTGCATCCACTTGGGAAGATTCTCATAAGCAAGTTGTAATCTTCCTAATAGGTCTTTTGCAGTGGAAGATTTGTTTGCAAGAATTGCTATGTTGATATTGTCATTAAAAACCGCATAATGCAATAGGTAAGATACAACAGTTGTAGATTTACCTGTCTGACGAGGCATCTTACATATATTGAATCTGTTATTGTGGAAATTATGAATTAATTTTTCCTGAAATTTGTAAGGTTTAAAATTAACTAAACCCTCGTCAAGAGAAACAATTTTAATATAATTTTTTGCAAAATATACTGGATTATTTTTACATTTGATGAATTCCTCAATTTGATCTTGAGTAAATTCAATTTGAGTATTTGCTTTTTTTAAATTGGGATTGCCAAGATAAATGTTATCTGACATAATTTATTAACAATTCCACTTTCTTAGCGAAAGTGCTTTTCTTGTTGGACGACCTTTTTCATCTTTCATAGGACCAGGCATTCCTCCCATACGAGCACAGAAAGACTTTCTGCGTTTTGCTGGTTTACTATCGGGATCAAGTTTTGAAGGTGGTGTTGTAACCGCAAGTGAGAGGTGTGAACCAGGATTCTCTCTTCTATACGATTCAATTCCTTTTTTATTCAATCCACCTTCAGGATTTTTTCCTTCCTTTCTTTGCCAAGCAGCTACTTCATTTATAATTTCTTCAGTTACTTGAACAATCGGCTCTCCGGGTTGTATGGTTGAAACTTTAAACATTAATACTTTGCCACCGGGATAAACCTTCTCAATTTGATCGCTCACTTCTCTTCGACTTGGAATTCTTGGTTGTGGAAAAAACATTTTAATCACATATGAAAGACCTCTCCACGAAATTACTACAGAAATTACTTGACCATTTCTTGATGGCATATAAGTAGATTCTTCAATTTCAACATCCTCACTTACGGATTTCCATCCACCACCTTTTGACTTATACCACTTTGATGCCCATCCATTTGCATATGCACTTGGATAAACATCAAACTTTTGTTTGGCAAGTGATTTTGCTTTTGACCACAAAGATGGATTTGTTGGTTTATTTTCTTCTTCAAAATATTCCAATTCTTCTTCACCTTGAAGTTGATCTAAAATTTTTCTAACAATACCTTCTTTTACCGGCACACAATTTGGCACCATTTTTTTACCTTTCTTTTTCATTCCAACTTTTTTATATCCAACCCAACATTCTTCATCAACTTCTGATTTTGGTTTTATGCCTTTCTTCTTCATATTAATTGCAATTGCTGCTTGTTGAGCAGGATTTGCTGCTTCACTCATTTCTCCACTATCAATATAATCTGCAGCACTATCAAGATAATCTGCTGCTTTAGTTATTTTTGATTGCACCCATGCTTCAACATTTCCCTCACCTTTACCCATTTTTGCTTTTAATCTTTTTGCTGCATTCATGATAGTTGATAACTCAGAACGAGCCATGGAGTATTCATGATCTTTCTCTTCATTTGCGGGATGAGTTCTTGAAATTGAAAATTTATCCCACATATCTGGACCATAACTACATTCCATTTTATATTCTTTTTTTCCACAAAGTTGGCAAAATCTTATTTCACCGATAGAATTTTCTTCTTTAATTTTATTAGAGACAAGCACTGGAGATTCTCCTTTTCCTGAACGATTGGCTACTGGATCTTCCTTTCTCTTTCTTTTTACAGCAGTTGCAATTTGCGATTTTGACATACTTTGCGATTTTTCATTAGAAAGACACTTTGGTTTTGGTTCTCCTGGTTTACGGGCACAAGGTCCAATTGCTTCTCCTTTGGTATTAAATCTTCTCCAATTTCCTTCCGGATCAGACTTGGAAAACCATTTACGAAGATCTTCATTCACTTTTGCATCTTTAAACTTTCCATGTTCCTTTTTTGCCGATGATTCCATTTTTTTAAGTCTAGTATAATAATCAGGAATTTCATCTAAATGCTGAAGAGCAATATAAGTTGCCAACTCTTTATTTTGAGTATGCTCATGCTCAATTGGAATACCCATCTGAAGTTGTTGATTTATTAAAGAAACATTTAATCGATGTTTCTTTGCAATTTCTTCGGGGGATTTGTGGGGTTTTAATTTGCTCATGTTTTTATTTATTGGTATATTGTTATATTTTCTACAATTTCTGCCGTTGGTTTAAAAATATTTATGATTTGATAGCAGTAAAAATAACTTTGAAGGTTGTGAGATTTGATGATGATGGATATGCTAACAATCTAACGTTGCCACTATTAATGTCTGTTGTAAAAGTAGCTATTCCAACAGGTTCATTAATTGATCCAAATTCAGTCATATATGTATTTGATCCATTATGAATTACATTTATTGAAGTCATATTGAAATTGGATCCTTCTGTAATTTGTATCTGATAATTTACCGATCTAAAAGTTTCTGTCGATAAAGAAACTAATACAGACTGATTTATTGATGATGTAGTAGTTATTGCAGATCTAACGGATCCGTCAGTTAATTCTAAAGTTTGTGATGTTGATCTTGTTCCTACAATGTATGGCATTTTAATTTGCTGTTTCTAAAATACTTAATATTACTTTTAATGTATTATTTTGACTTGCTAAAATTTTTATAGAGTCACTGGTTTCCAAAACCAATTTTCCTGAAATTGGAATGAATGCATCATTAATTGGAACATTAGCACCATTAATAATTTCTGTAGATGTCACTCCCCTAACATGGCTCATTGTTACTGTCGAATCAACAGATCCATAGTTTGATATGTGGGCATACAAAACAATAGCAGTATACCCGGTTGGTGTAGTATATATTGTTTGCTCACTAGTTGTAATTACTAGTGTTTCCGTCTGAAATCTGTTAAGTGGTAATTGTGCCATATTAACTTAATGCTAAAATAAATGGTGTCATTTCTGAGAACAAACTTCTTGTAAATGCTCTTCCACTAATTGTACCCGTATTTTGATTAATCTGAATACCATCGCCAATTCTAAAATTACCTGATTGATCTGTGCTAGTATAGACCACTTTTCCACCATTTTTAGTAATAACTTCATTTTCTTGAATTGTAACTCCTCCATTTTTTGGAGTCGCTGTAGTAATATTATTTCCAGATCCAATATACTCAAATGTGTGTGAAGTTGCAACAATTCTACTTACTTGATAAAAATAAGCAGTTGTGCCAGCACTTACCGTATTAATAAGATTTTCATCAAGAGTTAAAGTTGAAATTCCAGATGTGATCGGTGTGGAACTATTTATTGTATAATAAATGGGAGACATTGATGCTACTGCAGTAGCAGTATTTACTCCAATATTTGGTGCAGAGATTGTAATATTTGGTGCGGTTTCATATTGACTTCCACTACTAATGATCGTAATTTCTGAAACAGAATCACCACTTAATGTTGCAAATGCCTGAGCAGTTTCTCCATTTGGTCCAGTTGGAGAATTGATAGTAACAGTAGGAGTAGCAGTATATCCAGTTCCTCCAGCAGAAACCGATATTGATGCCACGGATTGGTAGAGTTTACCAAAATATGCTACTTGACCATTATATGGTTTGGTTGATGTTGTAATTGCCACAGCAACTGTATCTTGAGCAGCCGAAGCATTGGATGTAACAATTCCGGTAAATTGAATATTACTAACACCATCAGCAACTAAACCGTATGTGCCAAAACTAGAATTACTGTTTGTTAAATCAACTTGACTTCCTTTGTAGCAAGTAATTGCTTCATTGCAGCAAATTGTAAATACCGAAACCAACTGTGCAAATCCTTCATTTGTAACTGCTACTCCAACTCCACCCTGATTATATTGAGTATAACTATCACACACCATAGATTTTAGACCTTCTGCTTGATTACCATCTATGCGAAGTCCTGTTCCTGTTGTAGTATTACTTGTACAATTTTGAATGTATGGACTTTCCCATTTTCCACCACCTTCATTGACTGCAATTGATGAAGTTGGAAATGCTACTGCAGCTGCCGGTGAAACGTGACCAATAAAAGTCATGTTTGAGATATAACAACCTTTTCTAACGTGAAAAATATCAGAAGATGAATTTGAAGGTAAAACAGTTACGGTTTTTAAATCGTTTCCAACTATTGAAATAAATGGTGGAATTTCAATAGGATTATTTTCAATGTATGATCCAGCAAGTACCTTAATAATTGTGCCAGTTGTGGCAATTCCAACTGCTGCTTTGATTGTCAAAAAGGCATTATCTATAGATTGTCCATTATTTGAATCATTTCCATCCTTTGCAACATACAAAATATTTGGTGCAGTATTAATGCCAGAAGAAGATGAATTTAATGTTACATTTTCACCAAGAGTAATTGTTGATTGAGAAATCGTTACATTGCCTGAGGTAATTGTATTTGTATTACCATCAATTGTTACTGTACCTTGACCAATTGAAAGAATTCCTGTGACACGAGCATCACCATGAACATATAAAGTTGTTCCGGCAATACCCTGATATCCAACTTCTAATTGGTAATTTGGATAAGTTTTTCCAACACAAACATTTGAAGTTGTATGAATTCCAGATGCGTTTGATGCCCAAACACTATTTCCACCGCCGCCACTAACCGTCTCAAAAACAAATTTCTCTATCGAATGGTCATATTTTAAATATTTTCCATCATAAAAACTCGCATTTGTTTGAATACCAACAATATCATCAAGATATTTTAATCTAGTTTCACCCCCACCACCAAGTGTGGAAAGTTGTTGTTGAACTCTATTGATAAACAATCTATAATGACTTGATAAATCTTCAAGAGTTGCAAAATTTTGATTAAGTGGAGTTAATGGATCTTTATTTTCAACTTCTGGTGGTTCATTTAAAAGACCCTCCTTCAATTCTATTTGCTCGGACTTGATATTATCAACAATTGATTGAATTTCTTTCAATTCAATCTTAAATGAATTTTCTATAGAGGAAATATTTTTTTGAATCCTCTTTAAATCCTCATCATAATATTTTACTTTTGGGAAATTTGAAATTAAAGAGTTTAATTTATCTATTTCCCCAGAATATTGATCAAACTTGGTATTATATGAAGAATATTCTTTTCTAATATCTTCAATTTTTTCACCAAAACTTTTATCTAAATTTTTAGATACTTCTTCAATTTCATTTTTAATTGACTTTACATCTTCTTTATTACTCTTTTTGAGATTTAAAATCTTTATCTCATATAAATCAATATCTTTCTTTAAAGAATTTTTTAAATCTAGTATTTTATTGTTAACATTTGAATCAGCATCTATCTTAGATTCAAAAAATTTAATGTCAATATTTTCGGAAATATCATTTAGTTTCCTGTCAACTGAATCTACTGTATCATCTATCTTGTAATATAATTTTGAAATATCCTCATCATAATATTTTACTTCTGGTAAATTTAATATAGTTTCTCTTATGTAATTAATTTTTTCTACTAAAAGATTAATATCATCATCATAATATTTTATTTCCGGAATCTCTATAGGTTCTGGAATTTCGTTTCTTACATTTTCAATCAAATTTAATAAATGTAAGATTTCCTCGTCATAATATTTAAATTCTGGAATTTCTGGAATACTATTCCTAACTTCTTCTATGAGTAATTTTAAATACTCAATCGGATCTCTTTCGGAAAGATCTTCTTCAATATTTTCTTCTTCCTCTATTTTTTCAAATACCTTTTCAATATAATCATCCACAGATGGAAGATTTTCATCGATAGTTTTTATTGCAATATTTTCTTCTTCTTTGCAAAAATAGTTATCAATAGATTTTAAATTTTTTCCACTATCAACTAAATCATCTACCGAAGGTAAATTATTACTTTCTTCTACTAACTCATCAATTGATGGTAGATTATCATTATGATTATATTGCATTCTTTCACTAAAGTTTAATAGTATTTATTCCTTGTTAGATTTGCTATTTTGACTTTGTGCCTTAATTAATTTTGACAATTCTGCTGTAGATCCAACAAATAATGCATTTGTGACATTTGTTGGACCTTTAGATTTAACCTCATCAATATTTTTTAATTTCTTCTGAAGATCCATCAATTTATCTGCAACATCACCGACGTTTTTAATCAATTGTCCAGCAACTTCATATGCTCTAGGCATTTCACTTTCTTGAGCTAATTCTAAAATTCCATTAATTGCTTCTTGACCCTTTTCAATTAAAGAATAAAGATTTCCTCTAGTATATTCATAATCCTTTAATATCTCGTCATCAATACTTTGAGATTTTTCTATTTTGGATTCGATTACTTCGGATTCAACAACTTTAGATTCTACCGGACTAATTATTTCACTCAAATCTGAAGAAATATCAAAGGAATCATTTAAATTTTTAAACTTTTCCTTCATGATTATAAATCTGTATTTTGGGATGGACTATATTCTTTAAAATCTTGGAAGAATGTTGTGGTTTCATTGAATCCAAAATCATCATCAACTTTAATTAATGAATCATCAACTGATGTTATAAAATTAACTACTGCTCCTGGTGGATGACCTGTTACTTCACTATTTTCATAACCTCGAATTACAACCAAATTATTTCCATCCTTAGATTTTACATACATTTCTTCCGTATTAATATATAATCTAGTTCCAGTTGTGATTGATGATGCATCCAAAACTGTAATGTAAATTGAATTATCATCCAATTCTGATGTTAATGAAGTAGTCGCATCAGAATTATAATCTTTAGTTGCTCTTGGAGTTACAGAATATCTAACTTCCCTCTTTTTAGTATTTGTATTAGACATATAATCAAGAGTTGCTCTTTTGATAATTCCACTAGAAGAATCTGGTACTGGGCCAAAGAGATAAGTTTTTGCAGTAAATCGAAGAGTATAAATCAATACTCTTCTTTTTTCGAAATCACCCTCATATTCATCATTAAATGAAATACTTTCTAAAACTATTGGTATATCTTTCTTTTCATTTATTGGAGTAACTAAATTAATTGTAATTGCATAATGTGGTTGAAAATATGGTAGTATCTGCTCTACTATTTGAAGAGAATCGTCATTTAATTTTGACATAATATTCAATTCAAATTGCATATTATATGGAACTGGCATATAAACTTTTTTTGCCAAAGATGTATCTGATGTTGGTGCAGTTATAAATGTTTGTGTTGACGATCCTTTTCTGGATGAATCATAATTCAATCCAGTAAACTCAAATGACATTCTTGGCAATGTCATTTTAATTGGTTTGAGTGCCGTTGGGTCTTGCTCAATTCTTGCTAAAAATTTCTGAACAGGTCCATAAGCAAGAGGCACTTTAATGATACTAAAATCATCTTTAGCATCATTTTGATGATGTATTTCTATATTATTGAAAATATTTCCAAAACCAATAATAGTCTTTCTAAAAATTTCGTGATAAAAATGCCCAAACATTTTGTATTATCCTTTACATATATTTAACAATTAAACATCCCCAAATGGATTATGCTCAGTAAAATCGGTAATTGCATCTCCTTCAGACTCAATTAAAGCATTTTCACTATAGGGATCTACCAAATTATCTTTATTGAAATATTTTATAGTATATACTGCACCAGAAGTTTGACCCGTAATTGTTTCTCCCATAGCAAATTCTCCATCAACGATTGAAACTTCAAGATTTCCAGTGGATGAAACCCAGCTTCTAACCTTTGCTGTAGTTGATGTTGCAGATCCAATAACAGTTTCATTATATTGATATGATCCAGAACCAACCAATGATGGACTTGAAATTGTAATTGATGGTATTGATGTATATCCAACACCAGAGTTTGTAATTCTAATTTGAGAAATTGTTCCTGCAGATGACACAACTGAAATACCAGTAGCAGTAACACCATATGAGATATTATTTGGTGATGAGAATGTTACTATTGGTGACGTTGTATATGCACTTCCACCACCAGTGATTGTGACAATTCCTATCGATGATGTTGAAATTGATACTGTGGCAATAGCACCATTTCCACCTCCTCCAAGGAAGAATATTGATGGTGTATATGTATAACCATAACCTGGATTTGTAATATAGACATCTTTAATTGAGTATGCTGTTGTTAGTCCAGATCTAGATGTCATAATTGCAACAGCAGTTGCAGTATTTCCAATTCCTGGTGGAGAAATTGTAACGGTTGGTGTGGAAGTATACCCTTGCCCATCATTGATAATTGTTATTGTTTGCACTCCACCAGTCACAAGGGATGTAATAGCTGTTGCAGTTGATCCAATACCAGAAAGTGTTAAAGTCGCAATATAACCTTCATTGTGAATAATATTGTCAACCTCTGTTACACCAGTATCAATATTTTCATCTTCATATTCAAAGAGTTCACATCTAAATTCATAAACATAATTTTTTCCTAATTGGTAGAATGGATTTTCGTTTTCAACAAATTTAAT